TGGTGCTTATAACACAACTACTGGAGCGATCACAGAATCTACATCTGATACAACTGTAAAAGGTGCATTAAGTAATGTAAACAGATCTGAGGTAAATGATCTGATTGAATCCCAGGATAAAAGATTAATTATTGCATCAAAAGATATTAGTTTTGTTCCGACAACAAAAGACAGAGTTTTGATAAGTAATGTTGAATTTAAAGTGATTCAAGTTATCACAAATGAACAAAATAATACACCGATTAGTTTTGATCTAATCTTGAGGTAACTATGGCTAGAGAAATAAATTTAACTGATATTGGTGATCATTTTGGTGAGAAAGTACAAAAGGTTGTAAGAAAGGCAACTTTCAAAGCAGAAAAAGATATAAAAGAATTTACACCAGTTGATACTGGTAATTTAAGAAATTCTTGGCAAAGTGAAGTCAAACCTTATATTGGTATTGTTTCCACAAATATTGAATATGCAGAACCAGTTGCTTATGGAACAAACCTTCCTCCAAGTTGGGGTGGAAGATATAGAACTCGTCAAAGCACAATCAAAGGTTATCCAGAACTTGTTGCCAAACAGTTAGAAGAGTATATTAAAAACGAATTTAGGAAGGCATAATGGCAGCAATAGATTTAAACACCGTAAGATCTACAATCGAGGCAAGATTAGCAACAGAACTTGCATCAAGCCCAGCGATTCCTGTTGTATTCAACAACATGGCATTTGATTCAACCACAGAGGATACTTTCGTTCAATGCCTTACAAGTTTTGGAGCGCATCAATATCTTACGCAAGGAGACACAACCAATGCTTTTAATGATGTTGTTGGTCTCGTTGTCTTAAATATTTTCACAGAAGAAGGTATTGGTGCTGGGTCAAACTATACGATTGGCAAGAGGCTTAGAGATTTATACAATAGAGTCACAGTTTCAAATGTAATCTTTGACTCTCCAATTGGGCCTGAAGTTTTATCATCAAGTCCAGAAGGGAAGTTTCAAACACAAATAAGAATTACATTTAACATCTATGAGGATCTTTAATGATTGAAATCACAGAAGAAATGCTTGACGCTATCGAGGCAGTAAAAGGAAGAAGAGAAGCAAATTACTGGGATAACTCTTGTAAAAGATATATGGAAAAACAACAAGCGACAAAAAAGGCTGTAAAAAAGTCAGAAAAGAGTTAATATATTTATAAATCTTTCTTTTTTTTGTTATGGCTGCTGTAAAAGGCGATGTTGGGCAAGTCAAATTTGATGATGGTGGCTCTTCAGTTAACCCAGTATTAGGCACTAGATCATGGTCTATGTCTATCACCAAAGATACCCAAGAAACAACTGTCCAAGGCGACACCTTTAAAAAATTCATCGGTGGATTGATCGAAGGTGAGGGAACTGCTGAGTTAGTTTATGACAATGCTGCCTCTGGAGAAACTGCAACTTTTGTTGATGGTGTTTTAACAACAGGCGATGCTGGCACAGCAGCTTTTGAATTATTCCCTGACAGTGCAAGCGGTTCAGCTAAAATTAGTTTTTCTGGATTGATTACAAGTTTTGAGCAATCTTCATCATTAGGTGACGTAAGCACAATAAGCATTACATTTAAGCCAAGCGGAACAATTACATCTGCTATCTAATAAAAACTTTTACAACCCCAAATTTTTATGTCAACTCAAAGAACAGCAGACCTCATCATTGGTGGATTTAAAGATGAGATGAGTGCCAGACGCAAATATGATTTAAAAGATTCATCAGGTAAAATTTTAACAACTTTATATTTTCCACCAATAACAAGATTTGATAGACAGAAAGCCCAACAATTAGCTGGTACAGATGAGGCTTTGACTATCTCAACACAGCTTTTATGTAAAGTAGCACAAAAAGAAGATGGCACTCCAGCATTTGATATGTCAGATGCACCGATGCTTCAAAGACAAATTCCTGAAAAGATTTTGAATGATATTGAAATATTTATGATGGACATAGACATTGATATTCCAAAAGCAAAAAACGAATAAAAGGGGATAATTGGTTAAACTTTGAATTTTTCCTAGCAACAGAACTTGGTAAAACATTATATGAATTAAGAACCTTAATTACTCAAGAGGAGTTAGTTTATTGGGCTGCTTATTATGAATTAAAAATTGACAGAGACCAAAAAGAAATGCAACGACAAAAAGCTAAATCAAGGTAATATATAATAAAGGTTATTTGTATTTGTGGCACAGTCAACAGTCAGATTAATAGTTGATGCTCAAAATGCCATCAATCCATTAAAGAGAGTTAATGATCAAACAAAACTATTAAGTCAAAATACAGATAAGTTAAAAGGTCGTTTAGATAAATCAAACAAATCAATTAAACAAACTGGAGATTCTGCTAAAACTGCACAATCAGGTGTAAAAGGTTTAGTTGGTGCTTTAAAACCACTTCTTGCTGCACTAGCAGTTGTTGGTACGGCTAAATTTGTGTTTGTAAAAACAGCAGAATTGGAAAGCCAAAGGAAAAGCTTAGAAGTTTTAACTGGATCTGTAGAAAAAACAAATGAAATAATAAAAGAAATGCAAGATTTCGGTGCTGTAACACCATTTACAAGTAGTCAATTGATAGAAATTACCAAAAGGATGAAGGCTTTTGGTGTTGAAACTGAGAAAGTGACTGACATGACACGAAGAATTGCTGATATTGCTGGTACAGCAGGGGCTGATATTGATTCAGTATCACTTGCAATAGGTAAAGTTGTGGCGAAAAACAAATTCCAGCAAGAAGAAAATATTATGTTATTAGAAAAAGGAATAAATGTAACAGAAGAGCTGCAAAGGATGACAGGAATGTCAGCAGAAGCCTTGGCAGATGCAATGAGCGATGGTGCGATAAGTGCTGATCAATTCAGACAGGCGATTGTAAATTTAACAAGTGAAGGCGGTGAGTTTTTTGGAGGAGCATCTGCCCAGGCTGATACTTTAAATGGAAGATTAAGCACTTTACAGGATACAGTCGAAACTTTAGCGAGATCGGTTGGAGAGGAGCTTGGCGATGAAATTAAAACAGTTTTAAATCTTGCAATTGACGCAGTTGGACAGATAACAAAGCTAGTTGAAAGAGTAGGAACTGCAAATAAAGTTGGAAGATTAAACATGGCGAATATTGCTATGGAATCAAGAAAAGAAGCAAGACAACAAGTGCAGCAAGAGTCTGGGAAGAGGTTTATATTGCCTTTCAGCAAAGAAAGCAAAAGAGAAAAAGAGCTGTTTGAGGAAATAAAAGCAGCAAAAATTAAAGAGGCACTAGATATAAGAGAAGCAAAAATTCTTGAAGATAAACAACAGAAAACAGAAAAAATTACTGAAAATATAAATAATTCTGCTAACAAAGCAGATAAATTAGGTAAAAATTTAAAAAAAGCTGAAGAACCTACAAAAAAAATTGAAGAAAAAACAAAAGCAACTACAACAGCAATAGAATCAACTGTCACCACTTCAGATTTCTTAAATGAAAAACTAGGTCAGACAAGTTTCTTAGTGACAGATTTAGCTCTTGGTTCTCAAAAATTTGCAGAAGAATTGTTAAACGTAAAAAGTGAAGCTGATATTCTTAACGAAAAATTTATGGAGATTGGCCAAAGTGTAGAACAGGGAATCGTTAGTAATTTAACTGACGCTGTCATGGGGACTCAATCATTAGCTGATGCTGCAATCAATGTTTTAAATGATTTGAAAAGAAAACTTGTTGAGGTTGCAATGCAACGTGCAGTCTCTGGAATCGGTAGTAAAATTGGTGGTTTCTTTGGTAATCTTTTTGGTGGTGGCAAAAAATCTTCAGGTGGTGGTTTTTTAGGTGGTGCTAACGCATTTACAGGTGGTGGTGGAATAAGCCCACTTCTTGGATTTGCAAATTTTGCAAATGGTGGAAGGCCACCTGTTGGAAAGGCTTCAATTGTTGGAGAACGTGGCCCTGAAATTTTTGTTCCAACTAGTTCTGGCACTATAATTCCAAATAATATGATAGGAGGTGGAGGAGGTGTTACTAATATGGTTACAGTGAATGTAGACGCATCTGGCGCACCACAAGTTCAAGGTAGTACAGCCGAGGCAAACCAATTAGGACAACTCATTGGTCAAGCTATACAAGAACAACTTGTTAAAGAGAAAAGACCTGGAGGATTACTAACATAATGGCAACCTTTCCCTCGATCACACCAACTTATGGAACAACACAAACTGTTGAACAAAAAGGGCTTGTAACAAAACTTGGTGATGGTTATGAGTTTAGAACTGTTTTTGGCTTGCCAGCTAACAAAAGACTTCATGTTGTGAACCTTACTTTTAATATTTCTGAAACTGATTCTGATACCATAGATACTTTTTTGAATGCAAGATTTGATGATCAAGCTTCTTTTGATTACACAATGACAGGAGAATCTTCTGCAAGAAAATTTAAATGTACAAGAAGATCTAAAACAATTCCATATCTAAACAGGGTAACAATGAACCTTACTTTTGAGGAGGTTGCGGAACCATAGATGGCAATACCAACCTCAGAACTACAGAGCATAAATCCTTCAGCAGTTATTGAATTGTTTGAACTACAACTTATAGCATCTATTCATGGTAGTAGCACTTTATATCGTTATCACAGTGGATCAAATCAAAATGGAAACGGTGAACTT